TCAAAACTGGAATCGCTGAAGAACTCCTGGCACTCTCCAAGTTTAAGGAGATGAAGGAACTCCAAAAGTCTGATGGGGCCCGCAAGTCTAAGATTACTGGTATACCCAAATTGGATGACGCGAACAAGGCTGGTACTGCGCACTCTAAGGATTGTACCCTCATCGTCACAGAGGGTGACTCGGCGAAGACTCTCGCGGTCGCAGGTCTCTCAGTCGTGGGTCGTGACCACTATGGGGTGTTCCCACTTCGTGGTAAGTGTAAGAATGTTCGAGATGTTTCTGTGGCACAACTGACCTCCAACCAGGAGTTCAACGACCTCAAGAAGATTTTGGGACTCCAGCAGGGGAAGGAGTACACCACCGTCTCAGATCTTCGCTACGGGCGACTCATGATCATGACCGATGCTGATAACGATGGGTCGCACATCAAGGGTCTCATCCTCAACATGATTCACTATTTCTGGCCGAGTCTCTTGAAGCTGAACTTTGTGGTGAGTATGGTGACCCCAATCATCAAGGCCTCCAAGGGGTCTGATACGAAATCGTTCTATACAGACTCCGCGTTCCGCACCTGGTACGGCGACGGGAAACAGGGGTGGAAAGTCAAGTACTATAAGGGTCTGGGTACTTCCACGAGCGCAGAAGCCCGTGAGTATTTCAAGAAGATTCAGGACCTCACGGTAAAGTTTGATGTGGACACGATGACTGATGAATCGATCGTTCTCGCCTTTGATAAGAAGAAGGCGGATGCGAGAAAGACATGGCTCTTGGAGAACACCGCGAAGGATGCTGACCAACTCGAAGTTCCCTATGGTCGCGTCAAGGAGTTGAGTATCTCCGACTTTGTACACAAAGACTTGGTGAATTTCAGTCTCGCAGACCTCAAGAGGTCTATCGCACACATGGCGGATGGTCTCAAACCCTCCCAGCGTAAAGTGATGTTCGCGTGTTTCAAGAAGAATCTCAAGGAGGAGATGAAGGTTGCCCAGCTGGCGGCATTCGTGGCGGAAAAGAGTGCCTACCACCACGGTGAAGTTTCTTTGGCGGACACGATCGTAAAGTTGGCGAATGATTTCATGGGGTCCAACAACATCAACCTTTTGGAACCGTGTGGTCAGTTCGGTACGAGACTCATGGGTGGTAAGGATGCGTCTCAGACGAGGTATATCTTCACGAAGTTGACCAAGGAGGCGCGGAAGATTTTTGACCCCAGGGATGATGCCGTGCTCAATTACCTGGATGATGACGGTCGCTCCATCGAGCCCGACTTTTACATGCCCACTCTCCCCATGGTTTTGGTGAATGGGACAGAAGGTATCGGTACGGGATTCAGTTGCTACGTGCCCCCATTCAATCCCGATGACATCAAGGAAAACATCAAGAGGTCTCTCAAGGGTGAGCCGTTCGTCGCGATGCGTCCCTGGTTTAGGGGGTTCAAGGGGGTTGTCCACAAGGAGGAGGATACGTGGATGATGGAGGGTGTATGGAAATGGTCGGGAAGTAACATCGTGGTGACTGAACTCCCACCCGGTCGATGGACCCAAGATTATAAGGAGTACCTGGACACACTCGTGGAGAAGAAATTGATTGGAGGGTACACCAACAACTCAACCACCGAAGATGTACACTTTGAAATCACGGAGTACGCGGGTAAGGATCTCCTCAAGGACCTCAAGTTGAGGAAGACCTTCCGTGTCTCCAACATGCACCTCTTCCACCCCACCAAGGGTATTCACAAGTACGCGAGTCCCGAAGAGATTCTTCAGGATTTTGTGGATCTCAGAATCGAACATTACAAGAAGCGGAAGGCACACCTCATCGATGTCCTCGAGAAGCGGGCAGAGATGTGCGACCATAAGTCGAAGTTTGTGTCTATGGTCATCGAGGGGAAACTGGTGGTGTTCAAAAGGAAGAAGGTGGAACTCGAGGCGGAGATGTCCTCCATCTTTCCCAAGATTGACGGAAACTTGGATTACCTCCTCAACACGAGGACGGTGGAGTACACGGAAGAGCGCGTCAAGGCACTCACAGATGAGGCGACGCAAGCGAAAGAGGATCTCGAGAAGATGATGAAGACGAGTCACATCACGATGTGGAAGAATGATATTAAAAATATGTGAGCAGTAAGTAGATATGGGTGAGGCTTCTAAAATTTCCCTCAAAGCTATTGGAAAGCAGGATACACATCTGCTTTCCAAAGACCCAGACGAATCCTTCTTTAATTATAAAACACAGAGACATTCAGAATTTAGGAAATATCACCGTGTTCATAACGTCATCAATAATGGAACTATTGCTGGTTGGCCATTTGCACAAACCATAAAGGTACCGTTTAATCCAATGAATATGGGTGACCTACTGAGTAACATGTATCTGAGTATCACGATGCCTGGTATAGACAACGGTAATTACGCTGATCAATTGGGGCGTCATATCCTCAAGAGTATCACGATGTTTGTCGATGACATTCAAGTCGAAAAGATCCATGATGATTGGGGAATTATCTACGATGAATTGTATCTCGAAATTTCTGAGAAAGTAGCGAATAGGTTTCTTGTAAATAGAAATATAGGTTTTGATGAATCGAGTCGCAATGATTCATATGCCCGTTTGAGTTCAAATTTAGTCATTCCTCTTCACTTTTTCTTTTCCAGGAAGTATGCGAGTGATGAATATTCATCGAATAAACCAAATAGGCCATACTTTCCCGTGTGTGCGATTCATCGCCAAAAGATTGAATTCGAGTTAGAGTTTCACAAACAGACATTTTTCACAGATTTTAACGGAACAGTAACTCTTCCATCCTTCAACATTGTTACAGAAGAGATTAGCGTCAGCCCCGAAGAAAGACAGTACCTGGCCAACGAGAAACAAATTCTCGTGACCGATCTCGTCCGGAAACATTCATCCGCGGTAAGTGAGATTGGTGTTTCCACGATCGTGAACAATCTCGTTCCAGATATTCCAGTAAAGTGTTTTCATTGGTTCTTGAGAAATACAGACTTTGAAGTTGAAGATGATGCCATTGGTGCATCCAGTACAAATGAAGAAATGTTGTTTCAAAATCGTTTCAACTTTTCCTCGAACGTGAGCTTCGACGATCAAACGACATTCTTCGATCCCATTATGGAATCTGCGAGTTTCCACATAAACGGTAACCGTCTTCCCAATGTGACCAAAACAAACCATAATTATTACAAATATCTCATCCCATTCAGGAACAGATTGGCTAGGCCGATTAGGAATATATATACATATAGTTTCTCGATGAATCCGATCAATGTGGAACCATCGGGAAACTTAGATTTTAGTCAGATACAGTCAGATAAAACAAATATAGAAGTGAAACTAGATCAAACAGAAGTGGATGTGACTACAAAAACGTACTCTTTGAATATGTATTACACGGGGTACCAAACATTTATATTCGAACGTGGATTTATGTCAGTTGCTTATTAAATAACGACGTTTTGTTGGTACTGATATATTCGATGATGTTATTCTTGATACACCATTTGATGAAATTCAACTGTGCGAGAGTTGTATGAATTTCATGAGATGTTCCGGGAACTACGTATGCAAACTTTTGTGACCGACAAAATGGGTCGAAGAGTTTTTTACTATAGCCATCGAGACTTGATTTATACGCACAATGAACCGTGAATAATTTTCCATCACGGGTTGTGAAAGATGTGTGATTTTTCTTAGCATAGTTGGTGATGAACCATTCTAAATTTCGTAGTGATATACCACTCGATTTGTCTAAAATATTTAACAATTTAGATCTGTTTTCCTGTTCATCGTAGAAAGTGTTTATTGAAGTTAGTAGGATATCAGTTTTACTCATTACCAATCATAGTACCCAAATCTATAAGCTCGTTTGCAAATTTACAACCAGGACAATCTTTCACATACATGAGTTCTGGACTATGATTATGACTATTACTTCTAGCAATTGACATATGTTTCAGTCTATTTATTTGTGTCACATGGTGCCTACAATATCCATCGTTGATACCCCGAAATGTACACCGCCTTCCATCAGCTTTCACCCCTTTGCATATTGTTCCCGAGAATATTTCGGGTATATCCTTCAAAAGGAGTTCCATAGAGATACCGTGTTTTTTCGAGATGATCTCTACGTATTCGTTCATCATCGAAACGAGGCGTTCGTTTAATTCCTCATCGAAAATATCTGCAATTCGGTCATAGAGACTCATATCTTACTAGTAGATTGCTCATATTTTTTAAATAGGTCTTCGATCGATCCTGTCCGAGCCCCTTTAATCCGTTCTCGCAACTCCGTAGCCTTACCAGAATCATCCAGTCCCATTTTTTTACACTCTTCCACGAGTTGCTCTTTCTTCATCGTACTGAGGGCAGGACCAGCTTTCGGCTTTTTTGGTTTGTGTTGATCTAGAATATCACCGAAGATTTCTTGTTTAGTATTTTCAAATAATGGATCGAGAAGGTCACACACAGGATTGAGAAACTTGTTTTCAAAATAATAGAGATAATCCACGGGAATGTTATGCTCCTCCACATATTTAGGATCTTCGGACTTTTCGAACGCTTTCGCCTTTGGATCACCCGTATTTGTGAGTATATAAGGTACCCTATCACCTGATTGTGGTTCGGAACCGGGCTTACGTTCCCGCATCTTCACGACAACCTGTACATGCGACTGATTGATATTCACACTTTCCGGACTCGTTACAGATACAGACTCCCCCTTGATTTTGTACACGTCTGAGAGACCTTGGCTTAGAACGAGTTTCTCGTTTGGAACGTCACCGGAGAGTAACTCGATCGCGCGTTCCCTCGCGAGTTCGAGTGGTGGCCCAGGATCACTCGAGGTGAGAATGACATCGAGAAGTTCTTTACACACTTCCCTCACGTGGGGTGTATTGTCTCGCCGAACAACCTGGAGTCCCTTGATGTCTATGTAGTCCATGTGCATCTGGTCATCCTTTCCCTTCGTCCAAAGTTTCGCGGCGTACCTCTTCTTCGAGTACAGGAAATAGGGCCAATAGACCTTCTCGAGTTCCAGGTTATTTGGTTTCTTGAACAGTGCGCTACACTCCGCCGCCGCCCTCTCACCAATCTCCCAACTGTACTTTACAGCCTCTTCACCCGTTCGGCCACCTACATCAAACTCGACCATCACTGAATCGGTGTCACCGTATCTCACTTTCGCACCTGGGAAGTTTGCCTCCACATATTTTTTCGTCTCCTCGATCATACCACGACCCCTACACGTCGTCGTAGACGCGATTGGCACACATGGGAGAATACCTTTCCCAGCACCAGTAAAACCATACACAGAGTTCATAGATACTTTGTAGGCAAGTTGCTTACCATTATAGACTTCT